ATTCTTTATAATTACACCTTTTTTTGAACGTTTTTAAATTTTATCGATAAACATAAAATATTTATAGACAAAAGCTTTTTTTTGAACCGCAAACAGGTTTGAGAATAAAAGAAATTTAAGGTTTTTTTAATTTTTCTACCACGTAAGGTGGTAGATTTACCACTTCATTTTAAATATCTGGTAGGTCTGAAATGCCGATAAATAAAGGGATAGAAGGCTGACCTGGCGGATTTACCACTTTTTTCTACCCCGGAAATTTTTTTATATATTTTATATTTTATAATATTTATAATTTAGTGGTATTTTTATGTAGAGGTAGGATTTTAGTGGTAGATGTGGTAGGTCACCCCTCAATCCCTTTATACATCAGGTCTTTAGACCTGGCGGATGTCAAAAATTAAGTGGTAGGTAAGTGGTAGAAGTGGTAGGTAGGTGCCTCAACGCCTTTATACATCAGGTCTTTAGACCTAACGGATGTTAAAAATTAAGTGTAATTTAGCCATTCGAAATAATACCTTGTATTTCATCAAAAACATCAACGCTGTTAAACGATAATATTATTTTAATGTTAATCATTACCTGCTACCTAAAAATTTAAATTTACCCCGTTTCTGCAAGCCGTTTTTTCTCATTAAAAATTATCTGACAAAATGTCAATTAAAAAAAAATTTGGTTTTTTGGAATAAATTTTGTATATTTGCAAAAAAATTATGTAAAAAAATTTGGTTTTTCTAAAAAAATTTTGTATATTTGCAAAAAAGTTTGTAAACGTTTACAAATGATTGTATTCGTTTACAGACACTAAAAAAAAGGAAAAATATGAGAAAAACGAGTATTAGTGCGGAATTCATAAGAAAAAATGTTCCGCTAAAACAAAAAAGGAAAATGTTCATTAAACAGGAGCAAGTCCCAACAGTAGACCAGCTCTACATTCTAAACGTTGATGGTGATTTGCGTATCGGTGCAACAGTGATTATTAAAGACGCTGAAGGTAATGAGTACTCCCAGGGCATCTTTGTCATAGATTACCTGGGGCAAGAGCTTGAAGTAACTGTGATTGATAATGTTATTGTAGACATTCTACCAGTGCAAAAACAAGAACCATCTGGTGAGACACCTGCTGAAACCGATGTAGACAGCACTACACTTGACTTTCAAAAGTTCGCTAATGAAATTACAAAAAGGCTTGACACCCTTGAAAGTAAGATTAATAGTAGCTTTGAGAAGGTTGTTGACAAATCAGTTGTGTCTGCTTTTGTAGACAAATTAGAGAATTTAGCTTTACGTTTTGATAAATTAGAGAAAAGTAACATCGAAAATAGTGAAAATTTAGACGTAAAGAAAATGAGAAAAAAATTTAATTTATAAGGAGGTGAATTATGGCAATTGATTTAAGTACATTACAACAATGGAAAAATGAGGTCGCAGACCCCACACAGCTTATACTTAAGCCCATCCAACTTGAACGAACCAATGATTACGTAGATATTAGGACAGGTGTAAAAGGTAATAACGTGAAGTTACCTATCCTTGACGATAACGGGGATGTTGTAGACGGCTCTGTTGCTGGGTTTAATCCTACTGCAGGCCCGACAGTTACCCAATTTACTTTGACTACAAAGCCCTACAAGATTAATAAAGAGATTGCTCTTATTGATTTAGAGAAATACTTCACAGGACAGTGGCTGGCTGACAATAGTTATCCCGACACCTTCGCAGTGCTGGATGAGTGGGTAGCTCGTGTTATAGCTAAAAATAGCTTAACAGTCGGGCAAATAGAGTGGCTAGCTAGCACAGCACTAACCACATTTCCATTTCATATCAAAAACAGTGATGGCTGGTTGAAGCAATTATCGGGCATTAGCAATGTTAAGTCAGGTACAGCTGGCTATAAGCTTGGTTTGAAGGAAGATAGCACTGCTAAAACACACAACATCATTGATGTTTTTGACGACTTGATTTACAACAAATTACCGACTAGTGCTTTATTCGGCACTCCTATTGCCTTCTGCGGCATTGATGTATTTAGACTTTTGCAAAATGCTATAAAAAACGCTAATCTATTCCACTACAACCCTGCTGATTACGGGTTAGACCCCGCCGATATGGTAATGCCATATTTTAATACTGGTGTGTTAGTAGTAGGCATCCCAGCTTTGGACAGCAATGCTATCGCAAATCAGCCGTTAGACTTGCAACAAAGAATTGTTGTTACCTATGCTGACAATCTCGCTGTAGGCGTTTGTGCTGAAAATGACCCTGAAAACTTCGACATATGGTATAATAAAGACGCCGAAACATTGAGGTTAAAAATGCGATACCACTTAGGCGTTGGTGTGAAGTTTACTGACATGGTAACTACATTCAAGCTAACACCTTCAGCATAAAAATTATAGTTATGGAAAATGAAGTAAAAAAAATTAATATTAAAGGTGTAACTTTTGACAACTTACAAGACTTTATGCTAAAAAATAACATAAGATACTTTGTTTTAAAGCCTGAACAGTCTTTTGAGGAGGCGTTGGAAAAACAACAATGGGTATTAGAAGGTGAAAAAAATAAGTTTGTAGGAAAAGATTACATTTTTATAGAAAGGAGAAAATAATATGACGTGTACATTAACACAAGGTATACCCCTCACCTGCAGAGACGCTATGGGAGGGATATCCGAAATAAAGATAAAGGCGTTAGCCACGGTACCAGCCGGGTTACAGGCAACGAGTGGACAAATCACGCTAACAGAGCTGGATGGATGGTATACCTACCAATTTGAGAAGGAAACTGGAAATCTTACCGAAACGGCTAACATTAATACTCAAAACGGCACACTCTATTACACGCAAACATTAACTATTAAGATACATAATCTATCCAGTACATTACAAGAAGAGCTATATAATGTTGCTCAAGGTCGCTTGCTTATTGCTTGTAGAGACAATAACGGCACTGACTGGCTTATTGGGAGTGAGAATTACGCTGAACTAACCGCAGGCACTGGTAATACTGGAACCGCATTCGCAGATATGAACGGCTATGAGTTAACATTTACAGCCCATAGCAAGGCACCTATGCCTTCGCTACAAAATTATGATAGTTTAGTTGAGCCTACACCAGCACCAGCACCATAAAAGCTATGCAATTATGCTATATTTCAATAAACAAGACCCTTCTGATGTTACTATTTTTGTTAGTAATAAACTAACATTTAACGACATAAAAGTAACTTTAAAGGGGAAAATTACGAAGGGGGTTGTAACTATACAGCCCCCTTTTACTGTTTACAATAATCAACTAACAGTTGACAAAAGTTATTTTGAAAATTTAGAAAATGATGTATATTACCTTGAAGTGCTGATAAACACTGATGGAGAGGACAAAGTTATAGGAGCTGATTTTTTAGATGTATTTAATAAAAAAGTAGCAAAAACATTTTATGAAAGTTACATAAATTATAAACAATATGAAAAACACGATTAAGCTACAGTTTACAAGTGTAAATAACATTGTGCGTCGCACTGCAGTAGGCAAAGGCGATAGCTATATGCTTCAATGGGGCGAAAACAATGAGTTTCCAGATTATTTGAAGTTCTTATATGAGCATTCAAGCAAGCATAAGAGCATAATAGACCATAAAACCCTGTATATGAGCGGTGAGGAGCCTGATGGCTTCATTGAAGCTTGTATAAAGGACTATAACATATTTGGTGGTTTTGCTTTTTTAGTCTCAAAAAAACAGGGTTTAGTCGATTGGTATCAGCACGTAAATTATGAGAGAGTAAGAAAGTTAGAAGATGGCAGATTTGTATATTCAGATAAATTTGTAATTAACAATTCTCAACAACCTGGAAAATTTTATAAGAACTCACGTGCTAAAATAACTATTTATGAGGACTTCAGAGATATAAGGTCTGATGGAATAGGATTAGTCTATTATTCAAATACTGATACCTATCCAATCCCTGATTATATCGGAGCTTTGAACTATATAGAGTTGGATTACAGAATATCAAATTTTTGGCTCAATAGTATAAAAAATAATTTTAGTTTTGGCTACGTTGTAACATATAACAAGCCTGAACCTATTAGTGAAGATGACAAACGTAGAGATTATGACGCCTTGAAGGAGTTGTTTGCTGGTGATGACAATGCTGGAGCTTTTATGGTACAATACGCCCCAACTGGGGAAAAGGCTATAAATATAGATAGATTAGATTTATCAGATTTTGACCAAAAATTTAACTTACTAAATTCCACCATACAACAGGAGATTTTTGTAGCTCACAAGGTTACATCTCCGATGCTTTTTGGTATTAGGACAGAGGGGCAATTGGGAGGTCGCTCTGAGCTTGTAACTGCGTATAATATTTTTTATAGAAGTTACATTGTGCCACAAAGAAATAAAGTTTTAGATATATTAACAAAAATATTAGACAAAGAGTTTGAAGTTGTAGACCTATCGCCGATTACAGATGATATGACACAATATAAAGATATTCTAACTATAAATGAAATGCGGGATATAATAGGCTATGAGCCTATAAAAGATGGTAATAGTATAGGTGGAGTGCAAGTAAACATCGAGCAAGACGACGAACTAATAAAGGACAAAGCAGTATCATTACTGCGAAAAACACCAACGAGCCTAACTGGTAAATACACACTAATTGCCAGCTCACACCTTGAAGGCGTTCCAAACGAGCTTACAGAGCTTGATTTCGCAAACGAGTATGCTCAACTGCTGATTACGCCTACTATTGAGATGGTTCTAAATACTATAAATATGGCTGGTAGCTTAAAGCAAGACCTGGTTTACAAAGTTACACAGCTGGACAAAGATAGCGTTGATAAGATAATTAATTACCTATTGTCAAATGGACTAATTGTTAGATATAATGATATTTTAACAATTACAGAAAAAGGTAAAGAAGCGTTAAAACAGCAGGACTTGACAAAAGTTGTATATAGCTACGAGTGGATTGAAGGCTTTAGTGACGCTAATTTAGACACCTCACGTGACTTTTGTAAACGAATGAGAAACGAGAGCAAAACAAGAATGGCAAAGGGCTACGAGAACTTATGGACAATAGAAGATATAAATAGTATTAGCACGCAATTAGGCTATGATGTGTGGAGCATGCGTGGTGGATGGTATCGTATACCTAAAACCAACATAAGTGTGCCACACTGCCGACACACGTGGAAACAACATATAATAAGAAAGGAGGTCTAATAAATGAGATATTTTGAAATTAATGGAGGGGAAATTACCAGTATCAGCCTGGTAAAGGTGCCAGCTATAACCAGATATTTTAGTATTAATGAGGACTTACGCCAGATAGTTGCTCCTGTGATAATACCAGACTTGCCTATATATCGTTATGAGCCTATAGACGGCATAAAACCTGAGGAATTTTATGTTATATGGACTGAAGTCGGCATTAAACGTGTGGTTAGAGATTTTTATTTAAAGGGTGGAAATATATTTACATTATATCACAATAACCGTTTACAAACGGATAGTGATATTAATCTGTATGGACTTTGGGTAATAAATAGAAAGTTAGGAATAATGCCACCTGAGGGCTACGATTTGCCTGATTACACACTAATGGGTAACGTTGAGATTTTGGACGATGACTTGTGGCAACTAATCAAACGTGGTGAGTTTAACGGTTTTAGTGTGGAGGGCGAATTTGATGTAAAAGAAATTATGGAGGTGTAATTATGGAAGTTTTATTAATAAGCACGCAATTTCTTAAGGATAACAGCGTAATAGA